TCACCAGATATCAGCTTTATAATTACAAATTGTTCTTCACCAGTTAACAAAGGTCTATCTCCACAAGTTTAAGATCAAATTGTTCTTCAGCATAAGTTTTGTATCTTTCTGCTGCATGATTTAATGTATGATTTTTCCAAGACTTCCAATGCAAGTCGTCAGCAATATCGTACAGGTTACAAGACGCTTTACCATCTTTCAATCGCAAACCACGACCGATTGATTGTAAGTTTCTTATTTTACTTTTCGAAGGTGATGCAAAGATTACGTTCTCAATAGAAGGAATGTTAATTCCTGTAGAGAAAGTTCCAAACGATGCAACGATAATTGCATCCGTCTCACCTTCAGTAATGTGTCTGATTGATTCTCTATCTGCAGTTTCAGTGCCACCGTAAACAAAGAAAACTTTTCTATTTGCGTCGCACTTCTCTTTTATCATATCAAATAAAACTTTTCCATGCTTCTCAACATATTGGAAAAGAACTAGAGTGTTACCTTTAGACGTAACAGTTAAGTTGCGAATAAATTTATTTCGTCTTTCATTCGATACCAAGAAGTCCATTTCTTGTTGGTACGTCATGTTTTTATTTGCTTTACGAAGTTCTTCAGGATACTTCATTACCAGACACGTTATATTTAGCTGAGCTAATTTCTGCGTATCCATAAGTGCTTTGGTAGTCGTTACTCTATGTACTGGACCGAACATACCTTCCAGAACTAATCGATGAACCTTCTTATTATCAAGCGTACCTGTTGTACCAACTCTGTAGCGCACGTTGTCCATCTTTTCCATAACTGTGGATAAAGACTTCGCTTTGAATTGGTGAGCCTCGTCGCCGAAGATAACATCAAACTGTTTGAACCACCCACGAGGTTGTAGGTAGCAAGACTGCCAAGTTGTAATCAATACGTTGCTTGTAACATCTTTGGTAAATCCAGAGTAGAGCTTCTGGCAGTGCTTGGCAACTTTCCACCCGTTTGCAGAAGAGTAGTCTTCAAAGTCAGCATACAACTGTTCAACGAGAGAAGTAGTTGGAACAATGATAATACACTTACGTTTCAACTCCAGATGCCAACGCATTGTTGTATAGATGATAAACGATTTACCTGATGCAGTTGGAGATAGAAGGAGAGTTCGTTCTTGATCAAGAGCCGTCTTTACAGCTTCTACTTGATAGTCACGAATCTCAATTGGCTTCCCACGTCCATGTGGATCCAAATATTTTGCGTAGTCTTCTACTTGCTTGTGAGTAATACCGTTCTGATAACGAACTTGATTTACATACTCAATCGCATATCCATTGCGGACTGCGAATTCTTCAACATATGAAACTAAACCAACGTAGAGAGTCTTTCTCAGTTGGTCATACAAACGCACCTTACCATCCCAGAGTCTTGCTCTGAACTGTGGCGTGAATTTTGCGCCTGGATATTCATACGTGAAAAAGTCCGAGAGTTCTTGTTCGATGCTAGCATCTGAAAACACTCGGACATAAACTTCGTCTAATTTTTCAATTTTTATAATCACTACATACCTGCTAAGAATCGCTTCCATTCTACAGCTGTTTTGATCTGCCAATCTCTGGCTTTGATCTGCTGAAGAACAGACTCGAGGAAATATATCATAGTCTCTAGGTAATCAATTCTTACCTTCGATGTATTTAGGTCAGTGTCACCTGACAAGAATTCATCCATCTCGTTCTTGAGTGGTTTAACACCTTGCCACTGTGGCCATGCCAGAGCAGTCAACTCATCACGTGATAGCTCACCACGATAGTAACGGAATTTGTTTTTACGGAGAATGTTGTAGTCGGAACTTAACTTAGTATGTTTAAGTTTTGTATTGACTAGAAGTCGCACGTACTTAGCGTGGAGTTTGGGAGTCGCAGTGGAGTTCTCGCCGAGATAGTTATCGTCAATGGCGCAGTCTTTATCCCACTCTTGTTGCATTTCGTCTAAAGTCATAATATCCTCAATTTGTGTAGTAACATTATACTACATCATTGCAAAATTGTCAAGCAAATTTATAATAAGCGTATCTGAAGGTTGCGTTGCCAACTAGGTAGGTAACGTCTTGGTTGGTTGATTGAAACATTAGAGAGTCAAGTGCAACAGGGAACATATCGTGAAATGCCACAGTTTGCACAGGCTGATTGTTTGCACCTAAAATCGTAAGTGTTGCATCAGAAAAGTTCTTTGCAAGTTCTGACGTTCTCAGAAAGTCTTGGTTGTTTAGGAAATTCAAATATTGCTGATAGTCTTCAGGGAAACCTAGCGCAACGATCCAGTTGTAGATAGCTTTGTAGTTTACCAAACTATCATCTATTAGGAATTGCACATTCAAAGTATCATACGTCAAAGACTCACCTGGAATTGGTGCGTTATTGAATGGGTTACCAAACTCAGGAACACCTAAAGTGATACCTGGAAGGTTTACCTGTTGGCAGAAGAAATTAACCTCTGGCAATTTCTGAATGTTGAACATGAATCCGTTTGGGGACAACGGAGATATGTTATCAGGGACAGGGCATGATAGGATTTTGTTTGTCATAAGATTATTTAGTCAAATAAAAAAAGGGAGCCGAAGCTCCCTTTTAAATTACCCATCTTACGTAGGCTCGATACAACCTGACTATTACATCAAGTTAGTAACTTTAACCTTACGGTAGTAGATGTTAGTGCCAGAAGACAAGCTAGTGAATGGGTTTGCAACCATACCGTAGCGAGACTTGAAACCAATCTTAGGTTGGAAAGTGTTTGGATCAATTGCTTGTACCTTTTGTAGTGGTACGTATGGGCAGTAGAACAAACCAGCGTCAAAGGCAGAAGTACCTTTGTAACCAACAACGAAGAACTGGCTAGCAGATTGGTTAGCAGCATATGGATCAACATACACTTTGTACTTACCGTTCAATACACCAGCGAAAGTAGTAGAAGATTCATCTACGTTCAAACCAGTAGACAACGCAGGAGCGTAGTCAAGAACACCAGCCATAGCTAGAGCAGAAGCAACATCTGAAGAACAGATGATGAAGTTACCACGACCACGACGAGTAGTCTGAGCGATAGCGTTAGCTTCACGTTCGATCTGGAACAATAGACCTTTGAATTTTTCAACAGACCAACGACCATTAGAGTCAACGTCTAAGTCGAAAGTACCTTGAACAGCAGTACCAACTTCAGCACCAACTTTAGCTGCTTTGTACACAGTACGAACAACTTCACGGTTGATTTCTGCAGTGATTTCTGTAGAAAGGATGTTAGACAATTCACCTTCAGCGTCAAGACCGTGAACTGCTTTCAAGTCTTGTGCTAATTCGATTGTGTATTCAGCCTTCAATGCACGAGTTTGTGCAGTTACAGTAGTCTTCTCGATAGAGAAAGCCATCTGATTGAAAGTATCGCCACCATCAGGATTGCCAAGGTTTTCTGCAGCAGCAGTAGACATTGCAGTACCAGTAGTGTAAGTACCGTCAACTGGGTTAGAACCAGCGTGAGTACCAGTACCAGAGAAGTCAGTATCTGCTTCGTTGAATAGAGCTTCAGCGCCATTCTGTGCAGTGTACTTGCTCTTCATTGCGAAGATCAAACCAGTAGGTTGAGTCATTGGTTGAACGCCAGCGATATCGTAAGCGATCAATTGTGGAGCTGCACGACGTACCAATGCGATAAGCACAGGATCGTAACCAGCCATGTTTGCGTTAGTACCAGCGCCACCTAGAGCAACACCTGTACCGCCATTGTTTCCGTGAACTTCGAACAATGCTTCAGCTTGTTTAGCCATTTCACGTTCTTGGTTTTCCAATAGAACAGCAGTAACTTCCTTACGGTAGTTATCTTTGATTGCTGGAGCAGATTCGGAATTCAGGACTGGTGCCCATTTTTCCATTAATTGTTGACGAGTTGTCATTTTATTTTCCTTTTGTGTAAAAATTACTTGCGATAGTTAAGTGCTGAGAGATACTTTGCCATTTGAGGATCAACTTTCTTTTCCTCAGTCAAAGCCTCTACTGGTGCATCAGTAACGACAGATGTAACATCTGCTTGTGCCTTAGTAGTGAAGTAGTTCTCACGAATAGTTTGCACTTTAGTAGTAAAAGTAGCAACATCTTCATAAGACAATTCTTCAGCTAGACCTTTAAACTTTTCAACTTCAGTGTCGGATAAACCTTCACATGCAAGTGTAACGATTTCAGAACGCTTCATTCCGCTGATTGA